GCGGTGCAGCCCGGTGTCCTTGCCCTCCAGGGTCGTCGGTGCCGGCCGGGCGTCGGGGTCGTCCGGGTCGGGGGAGTAGCTGAGGATGAAGGCGGTCAGTCCTTCGGCGGCGGTTCGGTAGATCCGCTGCGTGTTCAGGCTCAGGTTCCGGGCGCGCAGGGAGCGCAGCCATGAGGTCGCCAGCGGGGCGAGGTCGAGCGGGGCGGGGCTGTTGGAGAACGTTGCTGCGGGCGGCTTGGCCATGGATGTCCTCTCATACCCGTTCGCGTACGCGAACGATCGCCCCCTGTGGAGGTGGGTGGTGGTTGTTTGGGGGCATGGGAAGGACGTTACGCCGAAATCGGATTTTGCGGGAGCGCTTGGCCGATAACCGCTGCGCTTGCGTCGAGGCGAGAGGCCCGACGGGCGAAGTCCCTGGTGGGAGTGTGTTTGTGCCCCGGGCAGGACTCGAACCTGCGGCCAAGCGCTTAGAAGGTGTGCGGGCCTGAACGCTACGCTCACCTGCCGTTTTGCCAGGTGGCGCGAGACCAAACTAGGCGGGAGCGCTTGGCCTATTCTCGGGCCCATTTTGGCGCGATCCGTTCAGCGTGAACACGATACCGCCCCGGACCTGTTGCCAGGGCCGGGGCGGCTCTAGGACCAGAGCTCCGCCATCTGGGCGGACGTGACCTCGCGCGAGAGCACAACCCCGGTCCCGCTGGTGCCGCCCAGCGAGGGGCGGCGGTCGTGCGATGCCGGAGCAGCGATGCTGCTCCGGCATCAATCCTTGCTGTCACTGCCGTCGGGCTGCATATATGCACGGCGGGCGTCCCTCGCCTCTACCCTCGTAGCCAACGAAGTAAGCGACCGTTTGGGCACTGACAAGATGATCTTTGCACCACAGCGTGTGTCGGGTGCCACTCCGCCGCAGCCCCTACCCCGACTGGATCCGCCCCCGCCAGCAAGCCCTCGGCCGCCGTATCGCCGACCTCCGCAAGGCCGCTGACCTGTCGCAGGACCAACTCGCCGACCGGGCCGGCCTGGAACGCAGGTCAATCCAGCGGTACGAGAACGCCGTGCGCACGCCGCGCATCACGGACCTGTGGCTCATTGCGGAGGCCCTGGACGTGCCGGTCAGCGATCTCCTCGCGGAGTAGGTGCCGCCCGCGCGCCGGGCTAGCGCGCGGGCGGCGGGGACGGCCGCCGCCGGGGGAAACGACGACCGCCCAGCTCATATGGCCATCCCGGCCGCATCACACACGGGAACTCCGCCCGGGGTGCGGTCCGGGCGGGGCTCCCTCATAGGGCGATGACGAGTCGCCGCAGCGGTGTGCCGGGCCTATCCGGCGGCGAGCTTCACCAGGAAGTCGGCGTTGGCGGCCACGTCGTGGCCGAGGAGCACCGAGTGGTGGGGCAACTCGCCGAGGAGCTTCGCGACGGCCTCGCGGGCTTCGGCGGTGCCGCCGCCGTCGACGCGGGCCAGCTCGAACACGTCGGGGTACCGGTCCTCGGTCGCCCCGCTCATGAAGTCGTGCTCGCTCAGCGTCCGGCCGCCTTCGGACAGCTTGGGGATGGCGCCGGCCTCGATGCGGGGGAAGAGCAGCGCGGTGGCCTGCCCGCCGGTGGACAGGTCCAGGCCGAACCAGCCCGGGAACTGGTCGGGGAAGATCTGCGCCTTCAGCTCCCGCTGCCCGTCCCACAGGGGTTCGCGCCGCCCGGCCAGCAACGCGTCCGTCACCCGCTGTTCCTGTGTGGGGTGCAGCGCCTCGCCTGCCTCCAGGCGCTCGCGCGCCACCTCGAACCAGCCGAGCGAGTCGAGCAGCCCCAGACCCACGGCGGCAGCCGACGGCCACGGAAGCACGTCCACGCCCCCGGCCGGGTTGGTGCGCACGAACACGCGGTCGTTGGCGAGCAGCTCCCAGCCGTGGCGAGCGGCCAGCGCCACGGCGGTCGTGGTCTTCCCCGCGCCCTTCGACCCGAACGACAGGATCACGCGGCCGTCCAGGGCGACGGCGGAGGCGTGGAGTACGGACCAGCCGGAGCGCAGCAGCACCCCGCGCATGGCCTCTCGCGCCAGGCGGGCCGCTGCGGTGGCCACCGGCTCGATGTCGCACCCGTAGATGGTCAACCGGCCGGTGACGGTCTCGGAGCGGTAGGCCAGCGCCTCCTCGGGGGAGACGGCCGTGATGACGCCCTGGTCTTCGTCGCGGGCCACCAGGGTGTGGGCCTTGGCGTACGTCGTGCTCGTGTGGGCGGCCTGGGTTACGGCCAGGGACGTTTCCGCGTATTGCGGGGGGTCCACCTCGGCGACGATCAGCGGAGCCGCGCAGACCTCCTCCGGCGGTACGTTCGCAGCGTTCCACCACGGACCGAAGTAGCGGAGCGACCAGTCGGTGACGGCCTGAGCGGAGGAGACGACGGTCACGGCCGCGTCGGCGGCGTCGAGACGGGTGGCGTAGGTGGTCACGGGGTCCTCACTGTCGGAAGCTGGGTCGGTTGGTCACCGCGCAACGCCCGGTAGGCGGCGCGGAGTTTGGTGTGGGCGGCGTCGAGTTGGCCGGCCTCGGCGTCGTCCAGGGCAGGCAGGCACGGTACGGGGCGCCCGGCGGTGAACTGCAACGGAATTCCCAGCCATCCGTCCCGGTATGGCGCGCATAGTTCCGTCGTGCCGTCGTCCACGCCGAGCGCCAGGCGCAGCGTGGCCACAACGGAACCCGCAGGTCCGGAGCGGGTGCGGCCGATCCCTTCGTTGATCCGCCTCGGACGCCAGGTCAGTTCGTCACGAATCTGTTGGACGGGGAGGGGGAGGGGTAGGGGTAGGGGACGGCCGTTGACGGTGGTGGTCGAGGCGCACAGCACGGCGGCGTCCCCGTGCTCGCCCACGACCTGGCCGTGAACCGCACTCAGTGGTACGTCGAGCAGGCGGGCCAGGGTGAGGCGGTAGCGGGCGCTGTCCAGGTTGGAGCCGATCCCGAACACCCGGCCGCAGCCGGAGGCTTCGGCGAACAGGCGGGTCATCAGGTCGACGGGGTTGGTGACCATCAGCACTGTGCCGGTGTAGCCGCGCAGCGCGGCACCGAGGGCATAGACCACGGGGGCGTTGGCCTGCGCGCCAGCCATGCGTACGTCCGTGGTGTGGGTGTTGGTGAAGTTGGCGCGTACGGCGACCACCAGGGCCTGGCAGGTTCCCAGCTCGGTCACGGGCGCGGTGTACGGGTGTACCGGGGAGCCGATCGTCACGCGCATGTCGTCCAGGTCGGCGACCAGCGCGGCGGCCTGCTCAGTAGTACGGGAGGCGACCAGGAGCCTGGCGCACAGCCCGGAGGCCACCAGCGCGCCCGTCACGGCCTGCCCGATCGCCCCGGCTCCCACGACGCCGACCGTCGCGACCGGGGGAGCCGGCGGGGTCACGATGCCACCGCCTGGGCGTGGGTCAGGGCGCGCTCCCACACCCCGCGCGAGTCCGCGCCGGTCGCCAGATCGGCGCTCATCGTGTCCACCAGGGTGCACACCTGCGTGGCCCGGTCCACCAGCGCCAGCCCGTGGGCGGGCAGCGGCAGCGCAGAGGGCGCGGACAGGTAGGTGGTCAGGATGTTGGTGGTGTCCATCAGCCACAGCGTCAGCAGCTCTCGCAGCCACACCGGCCGGGCCTGGCGGGACAGTCGCAGCGTTCGCGCCTCTCCGAATATGCCGAGCCCTTCCATGACTTTGCGTGCCGTGGCGGCCTCCGGCTGATGGGCAGCCAGGTACAGGACAGTCCGGCTGACCAGCTTGGCCACGTCCACCGCCGGCCCGGCCCGAAACAGCCCGGGGTCGATCAGCACCGGCCGCGCCTCAGGGCCGTCCGGGAACACCACATGCTCCGGCTTCAGGTCCCCGTACGCCAGCGTCGTGCGCGTTGTCGGCGGCAGCGTCATGCGGAGCCGGTGCAGCAGGACCACGGAGCGGCGCAGCAACTCCCCCACCTCCTGGCGCTGTTCCGGCGTGCACCGCTCGGTGCCCAGCCGGTCCAGGTACAAAGCACCGGACAGGCCGTTGAACTTGCGCAGAAACGTGCCCGCGATGCTGCGTTCCCCGATCACCCCGGCGGGCTCCAGGCGGCGGACGACGTCCGGCCGGCGCAGGGCGCGCAGCTCGGTGAGCGGCAGCGTCAGCAGCTCCGCCGCGTCACCGGGACGCGCCAGCAGCAGCTCCCCCAGGGACGGGCCGCTCACCGGCTCGGTGAACATCACCCCGCGGTGCACTCCGGCCAGTTCACACGTGCGGGGACGGCCCAGCGCGGCCAGGAGCCGGAGCTGAGCGGCCTCCCGCTCCAGCAGGCCGTCCGGCTGCGCCTCGTACTCCCGCTGGGCCTGGAGGACGTTGGGCCAGGTGCCACATGCGCCGCGCAGCAAGGACACCAGGGAGACGCCCAGGACCGATACCTTCCCGTACAAGGTCCGGTCTCCGACTCGGAGCCGGTGCACATAGCTGGTGACGCTCGGCACGTGCTCGTCCAGGCGTACTGGTACGCCTGGCCATAGTTCCGTGGCGGCCTGGTGGATCTGTTCGGCCGCGTGCGTGAACACCTCCGGCACGCTGGGTTTGGTCGAAGGCTCGGGCAGGGGTGGAGCAGGGGGTACGTCGGTGGTCACGAACGCCTCCTTCGTTGGCTTGCTGTCCGTGCACGGCCGGGGCTCTGGGCCGGAAGGTGGGGTCTTACTCCCGACGGAAGAAGCGGGGGAGGGAACCCGGCGGCGCCCCAGCTCTCAGGGCCGCGTACCGCGCGCCTCCCGGAAGGCGGCCCACAGCTTCTGTGCGGCCTCGCACTGGGCATCCAGGGATACGCAGTCGGCGCAGAGCAGCGCGTGCTCCACCCATGCGCGATAGGCCGTCTGGGGCCGTCCCTGCGCTGCGGCGACCAGGCCGGGGACCCGGGCCTCGCCATCTAGCCGTACGCGCTCGCTCGTCACTGGGTCAGCGCCGACGCGGGGCGCGTGCAGCGCGTGCAGCAGCACGGCGGGTAGATGAGCGGTGACGGCGTCGTGTCCTCGGACGCCCCGAAACTGACCGAGCTGACCGGCGTACGCGCGAACGTCTCGGGGTTGACGCGGTAGATATTCATCGTGAGGCCGGGATGTCCCGGCTTCTCTTTCTTGGTGCCCATTGGCGCCCCCGACGTCGGGTGATCAGGTACACCATCGACCGTAGGAGCGTTGTGACCGGTATCTCAATGGCACTTTTCCCGGCCCGAAACCCGAAGTACCAATTCACATGGGCAGCCCCACCGCGTCCGCCAGCTCACGCATCTGCGGCGTCAACGTCCTCCTCCGACTCACCACCTCACCCAAGATGTCCCGCGCGTACCGCTGCTGCGCCAGCCACTCCGGCGCCCGCTCGCGCACCTCAGCCAGAACCTCCACCGCCTCGCCGTGCTGCCGCAGCATCACATACGCCTTCGCGACATCCAGCCGGTGACGGTGATACTCCGTGCCCGGAGTAGCACCCGGGGCCGCCTTGAGGCCCGGGGCCGACGCCAGCACCGCGTCCGGCCGGTCCTGCACCACGCCGCGCTCCGCCGACTTGTACGCCACCGTGACCGGCCCCCACGACGCCAGCCGACTGGACCCGATCGGCAGCTCGCGGCCGGTCAGCACGGCAGCAGAGCGGGCCAGGCGCATCGCGTCCCCCGCCTCACCGTCACGAGCATCCCGCAGCCCGGCTGCGGCCACCTGCAACAGCAGCCACCCCCACGCCGCCAACTCCTCCGGTGTCGCCCGCGACATCCGCGGCTCCAAGTCGTCCGCCCACCGGACCGCCATGTCCCGGCCTTCTTCGACGCGGCCCTGACGAACCAGCAACCACGTCCACGTCGTAACGATGCTCGCCGCCCGCAGACGGTCCGTCGCGGCGTCCAGGGCGCGGGTGAGCGCGGTTTCCGCCGCAGCGAACTGTCGCGCCTGGGTGAGGGTCGAGCCAGCGAGCTGCAACAGGTGCGCGCGGATGGCGCGGGCCTCAGGGTCATCGCCCAGGGCCTCGGCGTCTCGCAGCAGAGAGGGCAGTAGGGCTGCGACGTCCGCCATCCGGCTCTCGAAGAACGCGGTTCGCGCCTCGGCGAGGACAGCGCGGAGGCCGTCGACGGTGGGCTCCGTGTCCAGTTGGGCGGCCGGGGCCTCGACCGCCTCCCTCAGGGCCCTCCAGGGCTCGGAGCGGTCGGGTTCTTCGTGGGTGTCGTGGCGGAGCAGGGTGCTGGTGGTGACGCGCAGGGCGACGGCGAGTTTCCGGGCGGTCTCCATCCGGGTGCCGTGGAGAGTCTGCTGCTCCAACTGGCGGATGAGGGAGACGGAGACGCCGGATGCTGTTGCGAGGTCTCGCTGGCTCAATCCACGGCGCCGGCGGATGTCACGGAGGCGGGGGCCGATGTGGTCGTTGGCGTGTTCGGGCATACTGAACTCCGTTCTGACTCGACACCAGAACGGTACTCCGGCCCTCACTCCTGGTGGGGGCCGTTGCCGTGGGGCCGCCCGTAGGATTGCCGTATGCCCCCGCCTCCTGCCCGTGATGACGCGCGCCTGCCCACGGCCGCCGAGGCGAACGAGCAGCTGCGCCGGTTCTGTGCGGGCCGGGTGTGGTGGACCCCGGAGGCATTGGCTGAGTTGGACCGTCTGCGGGCGGTGTGGCTGGCGGCGTGGCGGGCCGAACTGGTGCGGGCCGCATGACGAAGCCCCGCGCCCTGCCACCTACGATCGCCGCATGAGCCTCGAAATCCCCCCAGCCCTCGCCGACCTGTAACGCAACGCCACCGCAGCCCTCGAAGCCGTCGGCGAACACCACCGGGCCGCCGGACTGCCCGTCCTCGAATGGACCGAGGAACAAACTGCGGAATCCGCCGCGCTCACGCAGACCGCCGTCGAGGCCGCCCAAGCACTCCGCAACGCCATCACCGCAAGCGGCCTGGAGACCGACAGCTACACCTTCCACCGGGCCCTCAAGGAAGCCGCCCGCGACGCCTGAGCGGCCCGGATCCGTGGGACCCCGCCCGGCTCTCCAGGCGGGACCCCACTCCGCGACCTTCCCCGTGTGGCTGCGCGTTCAGCCGTACAAGCAGCGTGGCATGGGGGTACGACAATGAGGCCGACCGGCGGTAGGGTGCGCGGCCATGAACGCCGCCTGGAGATATGCCCTCGACCACTGGAACGACATAGCCAGCGCCATCGCCGGACTCGGCGGCGTAGCCGCAGCCGTAGCCGCATGGCGCGCCGCCGTCCGATCGAACCAGACGGCCGATGCTGTGGCCGCCATCGAACGCGACCGCTGGCACGCCGAACTCACCCCGCAGTTCGAGGTCACCGCCACCCGCCTCGGCCCTGGGGTAGACCTCGCATCGTTGCGTATCGCCCTCATCGGACCGACGGGACTTCTCGGCCTGGAGAGGGTTGTCCTGCGAGTTCGTGACGACGGGTACACGCACCAGCCGCTCGGCGAGGTGACCCAGGAGATGATTGACGAGACCATCTTCGGGCCCTATCGGTTCGAGCCCGGCATCGACGGGGCCAGCCAGGACGGGCGCACTGTGACCAGCAGGCCCCTCAGGCTCGGCGACTGGGGCAAGTTCTCCATCGCCACGACGCCGGTGCCGGATTGGAGCAACGCCGACCTCTGGAGCAGCAGGCACGAGGGAAACCCGATCCGGCTCTCCCTCGAATGTCATGCCGACGGTCACAAGCCCTGGTACGTCACATACGAGGTGCCAGTCGTTGACCCACGGGATGCCCAGATATGACGAAGGGCCCCGCCCCGGCCGTGAGGCCAGGACGGGGGAGCAACTACTAGATCTGCCTTCGGTCAGTGCTGGAAGAGGGCTACGGCGGCAGCTGCGGCCCCGGCAATGCCGGTGATCGCGCCGAGCGCAGGCAGCGGCCAACGCGCCCGTTCCAGGGCATCGATGCGTGTATCGAGGTCGTCGAGGCGCTTGTCGCTCTGGTCACCACGCTGCACCAGGAGCGCGAGCTGCCCGTCCACGCGGGCGAAACCTGCCTCCATCGTGCCCCGCAGCCGCTCCAGCTCCAGCGCGATGGTCCCCGCCTCGGGCGGCGTCACGCGGCGTCCTTGCGCAGCCACTTCGGCAGCCGCGCATCCACCACCGGCAGCGCCATGACGCGGGTAAGGCCGAGGGCGACGGCCAGGCCGACACCGACTCCGGGGGTGGCCTGCGGGATGCCGGAGGCCTGGACGATCAGCGGCAGGCCAGCCGCGAGACTGACGAGGAACTGGAAGCCGGTGCGCAGGGTCCTGCGGGTGGAGTCCTTCATGGTGACGATCCGTTTCTGGGAAGTTCAGGAGGTGGTGACGTGGATGTCGATGCCGGCGAGCGCCTCGGTGACGCCGGTGGCGATGGCCTGCTTGACTTCGGCGACGAGTGCGGGCACGTCGAGGGCGGCGTCGACTGTGCCGAGGGCAGCAGCCATGGCAGTGATCGCGGCGGTCTGCGCCGCCTCGGCAGTGACGATCTGCTTGACCAGGGCGTTGGTCTCGCGGTTCTGGAGGTAGTCGCTGCGCTGGTACGACTCCAGCGTCCAGTACTTGTTGCCAGCGGGGTCCTTGTCGTAGTCGGGCGACTTGAGCACGTCATCGGTGTGGACGAGGGTGCCGAGGTCGGTCTTGGTGAGTGCCACGTCGGGCTCCGTTCCGGCCGCCCACGTGCGCAGGTCGGCCTCGCTCAGGTAGCAGATGCTCCGGTCGATGGGGGTGCTGGTGAACTGCCAGAACAGCGGGCTCCACCCCGAGGGCTTGGGCCGGGACGCGGCTTCCGCGTTGCTGTACGGGACGGCGGTGTAGCCCCAGGTGTAGGCCGGGTACCAGAGCGGCACCCCCGCAGGTACGTGGTCCTTCGACAGGTCGTCGCTGGAGGTGTAGACCCCGACGCGCTGCCCCGGGAACGCCTCACCGACCAGGGCGAGCCACTTCGCAGCCCACGCCCGGATCTGCGCGGCCGTCATCCCGGCATAGTTCGCGCCGTCCGTGCGGCGCTCCAGGTCGAGCCAGTGCACGAACCCGGCCGTCGCGTACGGCTTCACCGCGCCGATGTAGTTCGCAGCCTCCAGCGCCGCATCCTGCGTCGGCCACCCATAGTGGTACGCCCCCGGCACCAGCCCGGCGCGGACGATGCCGGTGATGTGCTTGGCGAATGCGTCGTCCCGCGACCGCTGGCCCTCACTGGCCTTGGCGAACGCGAACACCACACCGTCAGCCTTGTGGCCGGCCCAGTCCTGCGGGTTCTGGTAGGCAGACACGTCGAGGCCCCGGCATATGGCGGTCACCCCACACGCTCCGGCCAGTGCCAGGTGCCGCCACGTACGGGGTCGTCGCATCCCGGGTCGTGGTCGTCGGGCTCGTCCTGCGGGATGTCGCGATCGAAGAAGAGGCCCGTCGGATTGAGCACGGCCAGGCCGACGATCCACTTGCCTTGCGTGCCGTTCGGGCAGCCGTCCAGCGGCTCGGTCACCAGGGACTTGGGGACTTCGGTGATAATCGCCGCGCGGCACTCGGGCAGGAACGCGTCATCGGCGCTTCCGCGCGCCATGTAGTGGACGATGCGGCCCACGCTGGGCTGCTGCATGGTGATGCTCCTTCGTGCGGTCAGCCGTGGATGAGGTGGATGGGCAGCCAGGTGCAGAACGCGACGATGGCGGCGATACCGATAGGCCGCCACGGGCGGCGCGGGTTGATGCCCGCCAGGAAGCGCAGCACCTCGGAGAGGGTGTCGCCCTGCTGGCGGTTGTGGATGGCGATGGTCTCCAGCACGGCGAAGGAGCCGGCCGGGATGAGCCACAGCCATGGCGAGATGTCCACGGTCAGCCTCCGGTCTGGTCGAGTAGGTCCGAGCCGACGATGATGCGGATCACGGCCTGCATCTGCCGGGTGAGCGCCGGAACCTGCGCGATGTGGTCGGCTGTGACTGCGGTCCCGGCCGTCACCTTGGCGAGGTAGGCCGCGTTGTTGGCGACCGCGATGCGGGCTGCCGCCAGGAGCGCTGCCCGGTTCGCCTGCCGGGCGCTATCGGTCGCCGTCCCGGTCAGCCATGCGATCTCGGCATCGGTGAACGGCCGTTGCTCGACGACCGCGCCGTACAGGTAGCGGGTGTAGATACCGGCGTCGGTGTCCCACTGCTGCGTGGTGATCGCGTCTCCTGCGGTGATGACCGGCACGTCAGGCCTTGTACGTGGTGACGATGACAACACCGTCCGCGCCAGCGCTGCCAGCAACAACGGCCTGGCTGGGGCCGTTGGACGACCCGGAAGCGCCACCCCCGTACGGCAGCCCGTTGAAGCCCGCCACGGTGCCGGCCGACGTACCGGACGTCTGCCGCTGGCAGGCCAGGAAACTGCCGCCGCCGGTGTTGAACTTGACGGCGACCGCGGTCACCACCGCGCCGACGCCGCCGCCACCGCCGGGGATACGGAAGTCGCCGCCGGTCCCGCCGGTCCCGCCGGTCCCGGCGCCGATCGATGTGCTGGTGGTCGTCGCGGTGCCCGCCGAGCCGCCGTTCCCGCCGAGCGCGGTGATCGTGGCTCCAAAAGAACTCGTGCCGCCGTTGCCGCCGTTGTTCGCCCCGGCAGTGGCGGCAGTGCCGCCGGCCCCGACGGTGACGGCGACGGTCGCGCTCAGCGTCGACGCGGCGAATGTGCCCTTGGCGTACTCGCCGCCACCGCCGCCGGATGCGCAGGCGCTCTGTGACGCGCTGGTGACGGGGCAGCCGCCGGAGCCGCCGCCCGCCCCCTGGACCTCGACTGTGACCATGATGGCGCCGGCCGGTTTGGTCCATGTCCCGGAGGCGGTGAAGACCTGCACGTCCGGGGAGCCCACGATGATGCTGTCGGCGTTCGTCGCGAGGGTCTGGAGGTGCTCCCACAGTCGGGTGTGGTCCGTGGACTCGGGGTAGGTGATGCCTTTGCTGGTCTGCTGCGTCATCCGCGTCTCCAGGAAATTACGAGGGTGAGTGCTGCGGACCATGTGCCGCGTCCGGCGAGCTGCATGTAGGGGTCGTCCGAGCTGATGTTGATGGCGATGCCGCCGCGGGTGCCGCCGACCATGGCTGTGGCCCATGAGGTCGGGATCGTGAAGGTGGCCGTGTCGCCCACGGCCAGCGACGGGCCTGTGGTGGTCTCGTTGAGGGTGGGTGCCCCGGACGGCCGGGTGGACTGGGAGATGAGGCGCAGCGTGGGTGTGCGCCCTGCGTAGACGCCGGCCCCTTTGAGGCGCCGCAGTTTCACGACGGCCTTGGTGACGGTCGCCCCGCTGATCGTGCGCGGCTTGCTGCCGTAGAAGGCGCAGCCGGTGTTGCGGCCGAACGAACTGCCTGAGTAGCGGCCCTGAAGCAGATCGGCGGAGTCCTTGGGGCCGATGTCGGTGCGCCAACTGCCGTCGCGATAGGTGGCCGTGCTCACCGGCGAGCACGTCAGAGTTCCCGTCGTCACGGTCGGCTTCGGGGTGGGTGCGGCGTCGCCGGGCGAGGTCGTGGTGTCCGTCGGGGGCGACGGAGTGGGCGGTACCACCGGGGCGGCCAGGACGACGCCGGTCACGAAGTACACCGAGCCGTGCCGGACGATGAAGACCACGTCGCCCAGGTTGACGGTGACGCTCGACAGGACACGGGCCGTGATCTGGAGGCCGTACACGCTGACGACGACGGCGCCGCCGGAGGCCGTTGATGCCGCGCGGCCGATCAGGGTGTTCTTCCGGGGCAGTGAGGAACGCAGGTCCGCGAAACGCGCCATCAGGTGATCACCCGCAGTGTGAGGTCCATCTGGCCTGGCGAATACGGCAGCGACAGCGCCTCGACCATGCAGGGGGCTGCGGTCAGGCCCGCGCCGGTGACGGACACGATGTCGCCGGTCACCAGGCCCGGGTGCGGGACGATCGAGGCACTGATCTTCTGAGACGCCGAGCGGCGCAGCCGCAGTAGCGTCGCCGCAGCAGCCGCGCGGCACTGCGTGATCGTGGTGAGCAGCGGCGAGTAGAACAAGTACGGCACGGGGAGCGGTGAGAAGCCGCCGCCGATCGCGAACGGCGACGCTATGCCGCTGTCGTACACCACGCCCTGGATCTGGTTGCCGGCACTGTCCTCGCCCTGGGCAACGACGACATTGAACGCGCCGTCCCTGGAGGTGTTGCCGGACCAGCGCACCACGGTGCCGCCGGTCCCGTCGGTGATGGACAGTACCGGTGTGCCAGCGTCGGAGACGGGCTCGACCAGGAGCAGGCCGTCAGCGGTGACCCGGGCTGCTGCCGGCCACGCGTCGAGCAGTTCGTTGAGGCCGCCGATGCGGTCGGTGTCCCATTCGATGCTGGTGGGCACAGAGCGGTCTGTGAGGGCGCCGTCGAACGTCACGGTGAGCGCGGGTTCGACCAGGCTCTGCACCGTCGTGGCGAGGGTGCCGGACGGCTGGAACGCCGCCACGAGCTTGGCCTCGTCGATGAGTTGCAGGAGGCCCTGTGCGGTGACGCTGACCGTCTCGTCGTCGGTGGAGCTTTCGGTGATGAGGAACCAGCCGCGGCAGATCCATTCGAAGTCTCCGCCGCCGACGTCGACGCCGTAGGAGATGCGCAGCTGCTGCCCGTACGCGGCGAGCGGGTGGGCGGGGTCGATGGGGTCCCAGGTGAGGCCGGTGGCCGCGTCGTAGCGGGGCACGGTCAGGCTGATGCTCTCCGGTACGGTCAGGCTGCGGTCGCGGTTCTCGGAGCCGTCGGAGACGGGCACGTCATCAGCGAGCAGTACACCGTTGAGCCATGACTCGACGCGCATCTGCATGGTGAAGCTGCGTTGGACGACGGCGAGCGCGTCATCGGACATGTCCAGCATCAGAACGACCTCTGCGCGAGGATCAGCAGGGTGGCGTTGGCGGCGGAGATGTCCTGAAGCTGCGTGTAGTTGTTCGCGATGTCCTGGAGGGTGAACCCGGCGGCCTCCAGCGAGTCGACCCAGCCCTCGACCTCGACGGCCTCCAACGTCCACCACCGGTAGCCGTCGTACCAGGTGGGCGATTCGGTGTCGGAGACGATCGCGTAATGCCCGTCGAGCCGGGCCAGGACTGTCTGTTTGCGGATCATCACGATGCCGTCGGTGGCGTTGTCGAGGACGGTCTGCAAGTTGTCGCCGTCGGCGTCGGACTCGGTCCGGACGGTGATGGTGGCCTGCGCGGGGGAGCGGCGCCGTCCGACGACGACGTACCGGCCGCCGACCTGGAACGTGGTGGCGTCGCGGTCCCGTTTCCGGTCCAGCGGTGTTTCGATCTTCACGTTGGCGCCAAGGGCCTGGATCGCATCGGAGATGACATCGGCGGTGACCGTGGACGTGACCGAGCCGGAGGTGACGGTCCAGGTGTCGCCGTTGACGTCGGTCAGGTCGGCGGCGTAGCTGACCGCGACGCCGAAGGGCTGCTCGGCGTCCACGCGCAGCAGGGCGTCGGTGCCGGTGGCTGCCACGATGCTCGCGGCCCGTACGGGGGTGCGTGTCGTGCCGTACACGCGGTAGATCGAGGCCGTGGCGATGTTCTCGGCGAGCATCCCGGTGACGCTGGCCAGGACCCGGGGCGGTGACACCGTCTGGGCGGTCGCCGTGATCGCGGCCGATGCCTCACGGACCCGGAGTACCCCGGCGACGCCGATGGAGGCGCTGCCCAGGGTCGCCGTGACCGTCGGGGCCTGCGTGCCCGATCCGGACGACACAGTGCAGGTGGCCGTCGCCACGGTCAGGCCGTTACCAGTAGCCACCGCGTTGTCGGCGCGCTCGGTGACCGTGCCGAACGTGATGCCGGTCGCCGTGACGGCCTCGGCCGAGTAGCTGTCGGTGCTGCTGGCCACGCCGTACCCGAGCATCAGGAAGTCGCCCGCTGCGAACGTCAAGGTGGACGTCGCTGCGGCCGAGAAGCCGGTACCGGAGGTCTGGTCGTCGCCGAACGCGGATCCCCACCGCCAGCCAGTGCCGGCGGACCGTGAGAGCAGGAAGACCCGGCCGGTGATGGCCGATCCGCTGGTGCCGCTGGGGATATTGGTGGTCGGCGCGGCGTCGGAGCCGAGGAGCACGCGTACGAAAAAGGTCAGTCGACGCGGGCCGGCCGACGCGCCGAAGGTGCCGCCGCCGCCCGAGACGGAGCTGGCCAGTGTCCAGCCTGACGGCGTTGCCGGGATCGAGTCGTTGGCGTGGCCGGAGACGACCTGGAGCACGGCAAGCTGCCCGGCCGTACCGCCGGGCGCGGCGAGCGTGATGGTGTCCGTGTGCGTCGACTGCGCCCCGGCCGTACCGTAAGTGATCGTCACCGGCGGCCTA